GTGCGGCAGCCAGGGATGTGGCAGATTTCTCCACCACATTGTCCATGGCCACTAGACGGCCAACATCTATTTGATTACCATTGGTAGGAATGCCCGACCAGCCGTAAAAGTCGCCCAGAGTCCCACTATTTCCAGAAGAGTGACTCTGACCGCCGATGACGATCTCGTTAGGGACGTATCCCGCGTATGGAATCGATGCGACATCGACCGTACCTTGCGTTTGCGTCAAGTTGGAGATGGTTTGGACTTTCATTCCCCAGCCAACAACACGATAGTTGATGAACTCGGTAGCGAGGTCCACCCCAGCCCCGGGTGACATAGAGTTGGCGACGGTTACTCCCGAATTTGCACTCAGGACAAAAGTACCGCCGCCGGTCAGATTACTCCGGCCTGAGAAGCCGGTGTACCTTGGGTTGGCGAAAGCCATATAATCAATGTTTCCAGAAGCATCTGAAGTGACCGTAAAGGACGTGGTGTAGCTACGAGCTTCAGTAGGAGCACTAAACAGGTCAGGAACGCGAGCGCCGTCCGCGGCCTCACTGAACGGGTCAGTGAGTGCCATTCGAAACGCCTCCATATTCCCTTGCCTCTTCTTTGTGCCTTTACTTTTACGTCGTGGTTGCGCGACCGCCTTGTTCTTCTTCGCTGCTGCCTTAGTTCGTGCCATTCTTCTTTCTCTCTCAACGCTCTGTAATCTCCCATAACCTAGGAAAGATTACCGGGCCGGCACCGGTGTCTCTCGCGGGCATCACGTTAGCAACACCCTCCAGGTTAAAGTCGTCGTCCGCAAAGGCACGTTCCAATACGAACTGTTCTTGTAGCGAGATGCCGAAACATCTTTCAAAACTACAGCGTGAGGTGGCACTCACTGGTAGTTCCCCGACATAGTCGGGGAGATGCCAATACTGGTGGTGAGTTTGTGTAAACTCTTGATGAGTACGGTCCTTAGGCTTGTGTCCGTTTCGAATACACCACTTTGCGAACTCCTGCATAACAGGCACCCCCGCATGTATCGACAACTCGCACTTGCCCACTGACCACATCAACTCCAACATATCCTTGGTGGTCCGTTTTCTATGGGAATGTAGTGATCTTTGGATTGCTCTTACTGGGTCGCGGCACATAATCCACTTACCCGGCATTACTTCCAGAGGTTGAGTCTGACAGAATTTAATCTGCTCAAAACTACTCACGTAGTCTTCTAGTTTGGCATCGAAGCCTAACTCCCTCCAGTAGTTGACGTAGCTATCCATTTTGTTCGCGTCTCGCCTTTCAACTATGATGACTGCGTCGTCGCCATCACAGATGAACTCGTATTTTATGCCAAGCATTGAGAAAAATCTCACGTGGCCTACGGTATTGATGTTGGAGTTCCCACATCCAGTGTCTGGGTCACCGGACGCTCTCCCATCTTCCCGATAGTACATGATACCATGGCCTGATACACCTTTGTTATTGAGCTGCTCCCTCAACAACTTTGCAAGTTTCTTCTTGCCTTCTTTGATCAGTGCAATGTACATCATGTGACATACGACTATCCACACTCGGTGGACGGACTGGTCGAACCTAGACATATCGCTACCGAAAGCGACCGGATCTTCAAATTGATCCCATTTATGTCTAAGCAAGACCGCGCGTTGGCGCTGGTTAAGCCCCTTAGCCCACATACGTGAGCTAGGAGCCCCTGGTACCAGCTTACTCCAATCCAGTTTACTGAGATGGTGCTCGATCACTTTAATATACCTCCCCATTTCCACAGTCCACTCAGGTGTCCTACCCTGTATCGCTCGAGGGTCTTTGGACTCACCATGTATCGGCTCCACTTTGACGAACATCGCTATCCGTGCGTAATCTCTCTGCCATCCCGTCACCCGCAAATTTTCACGAGCTCTGGTGTAGATCTTTCGCTTGGCAGGCACAGTTGCAGTGTCAACGAAGCACGTCCTCGATAGAGGAAACATTCGTTTAACACACATCTTCTTGCACAATTGCTGAACAAACCTCACAAGTTCAGCTGCTTGGACCTTGCACACCTCCAATGGTGGCGACAGGAACCTGTTGTTCAGGGCAACAAGTTCATTACATTCACAGTTGCGGTGAAAGTGGACCTGAGGGAATTCCAGTACTTTATATATGACGGGCGGCTTGGGTATGCAAGCCACGACTGGCCGTCTTCTTTCGCAGCCTCTGCCTGCTAGTTTCTGTTTGACGAGATGTTCTGAAACGGAACTCCAGTTAATGTTTCCGCGAGTTATTGGTTTTAATTCCCTTCTTCTTGAACAAACAGTCTCCAGCAACAGTAGGCTGACCTATTGTTGATTCTGTGTTGAAGCAACGGGCACCTGGTTTGACCCTAGGTACCGCCAATCTCCAAGGAGCCAAGCTCCTCGGATTCTGGCAACGAGAGGCAGTGGGGCTGCCCTTCGTTCGTCGTGCTCACGCTCTAGATCCAACGCAACAACGTCCCTCTCTCGAAGCAGTTCCCATGAGGCGGATATGATGCGGCGACACAACCTCCGGTAAAACCTTTGGTCTGTTGGTCGCAACACCATCCCACTAACAGTAACATATTCGTGGTTGGGGTCGAGGGTGATCTCGGCGAGCTCCTTTTGCTCCTCTACATCCTCATCCAGCGCTTGCCAGCGCGGTGGAATAGGCGCAGCCTTGTGCGATTTTGCGCGCCCTGGCACAACATTCCTGTCGCTTGTACGTTTCCCGTCTATGCGTCCGCCATTTGCGGGAATCCCGGGGTCGTATCTTACCAGTGCCTGGTTCTCGGAGTTGCATATCTCCAAGGTGTGTTTCTCGACGGCTTCCATGTACTCCACCCTTGCTCTCCGCACCTCCGCTTGCTGAGCAAGTCTTAGTGCTTCCTTGGCTTGGGCTTCTTCCAACGTGGGGCATTCTTTAAACCATCTGTCGAGGTAAACCATGCTTTGCGCTACATACTCCCGCTTAGTGTACTTAGATTGCACACCATCTAATTTAGTAGCTAGGCGGGTGGTGAAAGGGTGATCGGCCGGGGCGGGTTGAGCGTTTCTTCTCGCCCACCTTTCATATCCAGTCCTGATACGATTCCTTTCTCTGAGGTCGGTTGCTTCTCTGACCTCCCTGGCGGACCTCATCGCCAAAGTGTCATGTTCTCCCGCTGCCTCACAGCGCTTAAAGATCTCGGCTCCGCCTTTCAGTCCACTAAGGACCGCTCCGGCCACCAAAATCACTTCCAACATCTTTTGTTTGTTTGGGGTTGTGGGGTAGTTTAACTGCTACGGTACTCTCCTTCAGCACGAAGCCTACGGATTTCCCTAGTGAAAAATGTGAAGCGGGTTTGCAAGGAAGGCTCAATATACGCCTAGAGCTCGGCGACGTGGCGGATCCAACCACTGCATGCTTGCTGCCAACGTGCACGCAGGGCCGGGGGAAAGGGTAGGCTACCCAGCAACGGTTCTATACAGTATGTCTAACAGTTTAGACGGATAATCAAATTCTCTTGCAGAAAGAGTTACCTAGACTGCACGCAACGGACGCCGGTTCATGAGAACCAATGCGGCTCATGAGAGCCAACAGCACATCCATAACAGAGTCAAGGAGCTCGTCTTTAAGGTCCTCCTCAGACCGTGGGCGGTGAGAGTTTCATTGCAACCAGTTGACTGAATGAACGCTGGGCCAGCCCCAGCATCCTTCAGAACACGACAACGACAACCTGACCTGCCCGACCAACATATTCAACCACGAACATACTAGAACCGGAGCTATCAACCAAAGGAAGCACGCCAACCCGGTTACCAATCGGCGAGGTAAAG